AGAACGGCAATCCATTAGATAATAGAAAGAAAAATTTAAGGGTGAGAACGGCATCTAAAAATAGATCGTTTCCACGAAACAAAAAAGCAGGAAAGGCTTAACACAATGATGGGTATGAAGAAAAAAGATAAAAAAGCTATGGGTTACATGGGCGGCGGTATGGCTAAGAAGTCTATGGGTTACATGGGCGGCGGCATGGCTAAAAAAACTATGGGCTACAAAAAAGGTGGCATGGCTAAAGCTGGCGCATCTAATCCACCAAATAGAAAAGCAAGAAGCTAAAGGATAAAAATATGGCTTTAAAAAAACCTACACCTAAACAAGCAGGACTAAAAAAACTACCTAAAACCGTGCGTAACAAAATGGGTTATATGAATAAAGGCGGTATGGTAAAGAAAAAAGGTAAGAAATAATATGAAAGGCGTACAACATTATTTTAAAGATGGGAGAAAGTATAATGGGGGTACTCATAAAATGCCTGATGGTTCCGTACACTCTGGTAAAACTCATACTAAAGGTTCTAAAACCGTGGTTCACTTTAAAGATCTTACGAAAGCGGCAAAGGCCAGAGCTAAAAGTGCCTAACTATATGGCAGGAAAGAAAAAAGATAATGGCTAGACAGCTAACAGAAAATCAACAAAAGTTTCTTGAAGTTTTATTTGATGAAGCTAATGGTGATGTAGTTACAGCTAAGAAGATAGCTGGATATAGTGACAGCACTGCAACAAGATTAGTTGTTGAATCATTGAAGGACGAGATATCGGAGGCTACTCGTTCTTACTTTGCTCGTACAGCACCTAAAGCAGCAATGGCTATGACGAATGCTCTATATGATCCTACTGAGTTAGGCATCAGAGATAAAATGTCAGCAGCTAAAGATTTATTAGATCGAGCAGGATTAGGTAAAGTAGAACGTGTTGATGTAAACTCTTCTGGAGGTGGAGTATTTATATTACCAGCTAAAGAAGGTAAAAACGAATAAAAAAAGATGATCCTACTTACTGGGTTTTGCCTAAACCCCCTAGAGGAGAGGAAAGAAACTGGCACACAATAGCTAGAGTATCTTTTCGTTATGTTCCTTTCGGGTATAAAATAAACCCAGACAATGAAAGGTTACTTGAGCCTATACCAGAAGAGTTAGATGCTTTAGAACTTGCTAAAAAACATTTAAAACAATATAGTATAAGAGATGTAGCTCAGTGGCTAACACGACAAACAGGGAGAACTATCTCCCACATGGGTTTAAAGAAGAGAATACAAATTGAGCGAAAACGTAAGAAAGCAGTTACAATTAAAAAGAGACTTGCCCAACGCCTCGAAGAAACGCTACAAGAGATCGAAAAGCTCGAAGAAGGTTGTGTTGGAGCCTACTCCAAAAATAAAAAAAGAAGAAGTTAAGATAGTTCCTGCAGTCCCGATGGCTGCACCGTTTGACACAGAAGTTGCACAAGAAATAGTTTTTCAGCCCAACGCTGGACCACAAACAGATTTTTTATCTTCATCAGAACGAGAGGTTCTTTATGGTGGAGCTGCAGGTGGTGGAAAATCATACGCTATGTTAGCTGATCCATTACATGGATTAAATAGCCCTAACTTTGGAGGGCTACTAGTCAGACACACAACTGAGGAACTCCGTGAGCTTATTCAAAAAAGCCAAGAACTATACCCTCGTGCAGTACCAGGTATCAAATGGTCTGAGAGGAAAAGTCAGTGGATCACCCCTAGAGGTGGTAGACTTTGGATGTCTTACCTCGACAAAGATATGGACGTTACACGTTATCAAGGTCAAGCGTTTAATTGGATCGGTTTTGACGAATTAACTCAGTGGGGATCGCCCTACGCTTGGGATTATATGAGATCTCGTTTGCGTAGCGCACATGCAGCCGAACTAGGTTTGTATATGAGAGCCACAACTAACCCTGGTGGGATAGGACATCAATGGGTTAAAAAAATGTTTATAGATCCATCTCCTTCAAGAGAACCTTTCTGGGCTACAAACATAGAGACAGGAGAAGAAATACGTTTTCCTAAAGGCCACACTAAAGAAGGACAACCCTTATTTAAACGCAGATTTATACCTGCTAGTTTGTTTGACAATCCATACTTAGCCGAAAGTGGCGACTATGAAGCCATGCTTTTGTCTTTACCAGAGCATCAAAGAAAACAATTACTAGAAGGCAACTGGGATGTTAGTGAAGGTGCAGCATTCCCTGAGTTTAACAGAAAGATACATGTAGTTGATCCATACAAGATACCAACGAATTGGACTAAGTTTAGAGCTTGTGACTATGGATATGGTAGCCACACAGGAGTTCTTTGGTTAGCAGTAGCCCCAGATGATTCATTAGTTATATATAGAGAACTATATTGTTCTAAAGTAACTGCAACAGATTTAGCTGACATGGTATTAGATGCAGAAAAAGAAGATGGCACAATACGATATGGAGTACTTGATAGTTCACTATGGCACAATAGAGGGGATACAGGACCTAGCCTAGCAGAACAGATGAATATGAAAGGTTGCAGATGGCGGCCCTCAGATAGATCAAAGGGATCTAGAGTATCAGGAAAGAATGAACTACACAGAAGATTACAGGTTGATGAGTTTACTGAAAAACCTAGACTAGTGTTTATGTCTACGTGTACAAACACAATAGCACAACTACCAGCTATACCATTAGATAAACGTAATCCAGAAGATGTAGATACGAACTCAGAAGACCACTTATATGATGCCTTACGTTATGGTATTATGACAAGACCTAGAAGTTCTATTTGGGACTTTAACCCAGCAACACAACGATCAGGCTTTCAAGCGGCTGATCCCAGCTTTGGATATTAAATATGGCAGAAATAGACGATCTCTCATTTGAAACAGACGATGTAGTAGCTGCACAGGATGCAGAAGATAAAATCTTTGAATCATCTAATGCGGTTGTTTCGTTTGTATCAGAACGATTTAAAAGAGCAGAAGATGCACGAGAAGGCGATGAGGAACGCTGGTTAAGATCTTACAGGAACTATAGAGGATTGTATGGGCCAGATGTGCAATTCACTGAAACGGAGAAGTCTCGTGTATTTGTTAAAGTCACCAAGACTAAAACACTGGCAGCTTATGGTCAAATCATTGATGTTTTATTTGGCAATAACAAATTCCCTTTATCTGTAGATCCTACTGTTTTACCTGATGGTGTTAGTGAGTCCGTACATATTAATATAGACCCTGCTTCAGAAGCAGGATTAGAGTCTTTAAAAGGAGCATTTAATGATGAACCTCCTAAGCCATATTTAATTGGTCCAGATACTGAGCTAGAGCCAGGAGAAACTATTGTAGACTTACAAAAACGTCTTGGGGGATTAGAAGAAAAGTTATCGCCTATAGGTGAAAAAATTATTGAAGGTTCTGGTGGTACAGCTAATACTATTACTTTTCATCCTGCTATGATTGCAGCTAAAAAAATGGAAAAGAAAATACACGATCAGTTAGTTGAGTCAGGAGCATCTAAACATCTTCGTAGTATGGCATTTGAAATGGCCTTGCTAGGCACAGGTGTTATGAAAGGCCCATTTGCTCTGGATAAAGAATATCCTAATTGGGGTGAAGAAGGCGTATATGACCCTTTAATTAAAACTGTACCATCAACTAACCATGTATCAGTATGGAACTTTTACCCTGACCCAGAAGCTGCTAGTATGGATGATGCTGAGTATACAGTTGAAAGACACAAAATGTCTAGGAATCAACTAAGAGCTTTAAAAAGCCGTCCATATTTTATGGTAGATTCTATTGAGCAAGCAATAGATAAAGGTGCGGATTATACCCTGAAACATTGGGAAATGAATATGGAAGATGATGATGCTAAACACAATTCATCAGAAAGATGGGAAGTATTAGAGTTTTGGGGTTTTGTAGATATAGATATACTCGAAGCTAATGGTGTTAGCATTCCTAAAGAATTAAGAGATTTACCAGAAGTGAACTGCAACATCTGGTGCTGCAACGGGGAAGTACTTAGAATGGTTCTAAATCCATTTAAACCAGCACGTATCCCGTATTACGCTGTTCCATTTGAACACAACCCATACAGTTTCTTTGGTGTAGGTATTGCCGAAAACATGGACGATACCCAAACATTAATGAACGGCTTTATGCGTATGGCGATTGATAATGCTGCGCTATCTGGTAATCTTATTATCGAGGTTGATGAAACCAATCTTGTGCCAGGGCAGGATATGTCAGTGTATCCAGGTAAAGTATTCCGTAGACAAGGGGGAGCTCCAGGCCAAGCGTTGTTTGGCACTAAGTTCCCTAATGTTGCTCAAGAGAATATGCAGTTGTTCGATAAATCCAGAGTGTTAGCTGATGAAAGCACAGGCTTTCCTAGCTTTGCTCACGGGCAAACGGGAGTGTCAGGCGTAGGCCGTACTGCATCAGGTATATCTATGTTGATGTCAGCAGCTAATGGCAGTATACGATCTGTAGTTAAAAATGTAGATGATTACTTACTATCTCCTATGGGTAAAGCGTTCTTTGCTTTTAATATGCAGTTTGACTTTGACCCAGATATACGAGGCGACTTAGAAGTTAAAGCTAGTGGTACTGAAAGCTTAATGGCGAATGAAGTACGTAGTCAAAGATTAATGCAATTCTTAGGCACAGTACAAAATCCAGCCCTTGCACCTTTTGCTAAAATGGATTACATTATCAGAGAAATAGCTAAGAGCATGGATTTAGATCCAGACAAAGTTACGAACTCACTACAGGATGCAGCTATCCAAGCAGAACTACTAAAGAACTTCCAACAACCAGCCCCTGAAGCTCAAGAAGGTATGGGACCACCAGCACCTCCAGGGGGAGCCCCTCAAGCTGTAGCTGGTGCTGATGCAATGGATGCGACAGGTGGCGGTGGAGGCCAGGTAGGTACGGGTATGGCCCCGGCTCCAGGTGAAGAAGGTTTTACTGGTAATGTCGCTTAAAACTTTTGTTAATAACAAATCTGAGTGGGACAGTTTTAATGAAGAGATAGATGCTAGGATTGCTGCATCACATCGTAACTTAGAACAAGCCAGCACTTTAATAGAAATACATAGATCTCAAGGTTCTATTATCGCATTAAAACAATTAAAATTTTTAAGGGAAAAAGTTAATGGCCCAAGAGGATAGAGAAGAAAACAGTTTGGTTGATAAAGCACAAAATTTTCTTACAGGAATGGCTTGGTGGAAAGAAGACGGAAATTTTGATGACGTTGAGATTGAAGATCTTACAGAAGAAAAGGATAATGTAGAGGAAGATAAAAGTTTTCTTGGTTCTACGGCAGACTTCTTTAAAAATGTAGACTACAAGCAACTTGCTGAAGAATCTATTCCCATTGTAGGTGAAAACATTATTATAGGAGATATAAAAGAAAACCTTAAAGAAGGCAGTCTTGGTTCTGCCGCACTAAATACAGGAGCATTAGCGTTAGGAACTGTTCCTATTATAGGGGATTTAGCAGCAAAGCCACTTAGAGCATTAGCTTCAAAATATCAAAAAGCACGAAAAAAAGTTGATAATATTGGAAGCAAAGAGGAGTGGCAAAAACAAATTGAAACTCTTAAAACTGAAGAACGTGCAACTACAGGAAGAGATCCAACAGGAAGAACTCTTGATTTAGAAGAACAAGCTGGTAAGTTTATAGATGAAACTAAAAAAAGCCAAGATGCTATTATTGACGCAGGGTCGGACACTGCTGAAAATGTTAAAGCAAGACAAAGAACAAGTAGAGCTGCTTATATAGATGAAGTTCAAAAAAAACGACCTATAACAGAATGGAAAGAACTTCCTCACGAAACTACAGATAAAGCCTTAGTATTTAGTTTAAATGATGGACAAATTAAAAACGGTTCTTTTATACTGCCTGAAAGGATAGCTACAAAATTAGGAGTATTAACAGCAAAAATAAAAGAAGGTGCAAAAGTAATGGGCAGGTTAGATATACCTGCCTATAAAAGATACGATACTTGGATTGTAACTAATACTGTAGCAGGACAAAAAGGTTCAGTCTACTCTAAAGGTTTGCACTATACTAGTAAAGGAGATGCCCCTATCTCTTTTAGAGCTTCTCAAGCTCAAGGAGAAAAAATAGGGACAGGACAAGCAGAGAAAATAGGATATGCTACTATAGTCGGGTCTTATAAAAGTACTTCTCCTGAACAAATACGAAAGTTAGCACAAAAATATTTAAATGATCCAGAGTGGACACAAGTGGGGTTTGACCCCCGTAAGTTAGGTTCTTTCTATACACGCAACTTAAAAGGTAATTATCCAGTAGGAACTGCTGTAACAGGAGCAGATGAAGTATTGCAGTTAGGACCATTAGTTTTAGCAAAAAATGTAAAAGTAGATTTAGATTATGTCGGATATAATGAAGGGGGTCCAGTAATGGCACTTGAAGAACAAACTGAAATGGCATTTGGAGATGAGCCTCCACGGATAGACCCTGTGAGTGGTAATGAAGTACCACCAGGTGCATTACCTTCTGAAGTTAGAGATGACATACCTGCTCAATTAAGTGAGGGCGAGTATGTTGTGCCAGCCGATGTCTTACAATATTATGGCATAAAGTTCTTTGAAGACCTTCGAGGTAAAGCTAAAATGGAATTAGCTAGTATGGAAGAGAATGGTCGTATGGGAGGTGAGCCCTTACAAGAAGCTCCTATGGAAGCATTGCCTTTTACTGCTGAAGAATTAAATAAATACGATGATGGTGCAGAAGCTCCAGTAAGACAATTTGATGAAGGCGGTCCCGTAACAGAAATGGGATCTATATTTCCACAAAGTTACATTAAAACTTATGTTAATGATGCAGGAAGTAAATTATATATTAGGTTTATAAATGGAATAGCTGTACCGCCAGTTCCTCCAGGTTATGTTGAAGAAGGTTCAACAATTGATGCGGTTGATACTGTAGAGCCTGTTTCAACTCCTGTAGATGAACCAGAAGGACCAGATGAAATTACAAAACCACTTACATTAGCTGACGTTATAGAAGCTTCTCAAAATCCTCCTTTTGAAATAGGGGGTATTTATGGTAAAGGAGCAGAACTTATTGATAAATTGTTTCCTACTAATAATACCTCAGAGATTATGGCTTATGTAGATAAGTTTGGTAAGCTCCCTTCTTCAGGACGAGGAGTTAAAGGTACTGGAATGGTTGTTGATGGTTTTACAATAACTGATACTATTGGAGATGGTTTTGCGGTTCACCCTGTAGGGCATCCTCTTGCAGG